CCATTTTGCTCGTCGTAGTCAGCTTCCTTTTCAGCGCAAGCCACTTTCGTACCGTGAACCGGGTGACGTAGATAGATGACCGCCATATTACGCCGCGCTGTGAATGATTGCAAAGTTGAGCACTACTGCCTCAGAGTATGAAGTAGCAGCAGTCAGGTTTCTCAGCGTAATCAAAGCAGAACCAGCAACCATGTAAGACACATAAACAACATATGCACCAGCAGCACTACCGGTGGTATTGCTACCAACAGTCACGATGAGGGTGTCTTTGGCGCTGATTATGCTATTGGTCAAAATAAACGAAACGGCAGTGGCTCCAGCCAAAGCAGCGTTGTTCATCGTAATTTGACCAGCAGACTTGTTCAGAGTTACCCCTGTGGACTTGTCTGTCAACTGCGTCACGACGCCTTGGGCAGCGGCAGAGTAGCCGATTTCCTGAGAGGCGTAGCAAGTCGTAAATTCCGGGTCAGCGTATGCAACGCCGGTTGCTTGGGTATTGGGCATGATGTGTCCTTTTAAAAACAGGGGCCGAAGCCCCCATTTGGTTTAAGCAACGCGATACATCGTGTAGGCAGCATCGCCGGTCTTGCGGAACAAGAACTCGGCTGCACCGCCAACACCAGCTGCACTGCCGGTAATGGCAACAACCAGGTTACCCACGGTCGTAATGCCAGTGCCTGCAATCATCGTGATCAGGCCGGTGGAAGTACCCAGGTTGATAACGACCAAGCGGAACGTGCTGTTGGGCTTGGCGTTGTTGAACACAGCGTCAAGTGCCGTAGCCGTTGGCAGCGTGTACGAAGCAGCAGTGGTAGACGGGTTGCCCACCAAGATACCACCAGTAACTTGTGCAGCGGTCAGCGTGGCCGTTGCAGTTGCTGTCTGAGGGGCGGCTTGAACGCCCATAACGATTTCATTGGTGTTGCCATCAGTGAACTGATACCCACCGCCAGAATTTGGGAGAGCCATGATAATTTCCTTTGAAAGATGTGACGAAGAAAGGGGCCGAAGCCCCATTCAATTTAGCCCCAGATACGGGCAGCCATTTGAGGACGAATAGTGCCATAGCCGTACAGAACGTCAATACGGCAAGGCATACGGTCGTTGTTGATGTCGTACTGACGAACAACACGCAGCGAGATGCCGTTGTGGTTTGCGCGAGCGGCCATGTCAACGCCTTGGGGCATCAACAGGTCAGCGGTCGCAAACGTAATGGCGTCCTTGTGGTAGACCAAGTTCTGCGGATAGCCGGTAGAAGCAGTACCAACAAAGGTCACGGCAGCGCCATCAGCGGGAAAGCTGTTGACGGTAGCCAGGGCGCTTTCGCTGGTGTAAATTGCCGGGCTGATTGCAATGTTTGTCCATGCACCGCTGGAGGCCGTGTTGGTGGCAGTACAAACAAACTGTTGCAGCGAACCAGTGGACTCGCGGGTCTGTGGGTTGACAGAAAACACGCCTGCGATAGTGAACACATCGCCAGCCACAACAGTTGCAGAACCAGTACCACCGTCGATGCTGATTGTCGATTGGCCTTGGGTGCTAACAGTGCCGTTGACCAAGATCGTGTCAGTCGTCGAACGTGTGCCAGTGGTGTGAACCTTGATGGACTGGCTCATGTTGACTTCTTCAAAGCCCAGAACACCAGTACCCATCATGCCGTTCTTGAACTGGCGTGACACGGTGTCGGTTGGGTTGAACAAGCCTTTCATGCCTTCAACCAAGCCAGCGTTGGCGGCAGGGTTGACGGTAGCGTAGCGCGGCGACATCACGGCAGCGTTTTCGTTCAGCTTCTGCTGGGCTTGCAACAGCACCAAAGAAGTAGCAGGGGTCGTGCCAGGAGTGCCGACGGTCGAGTAGATCGACTTGTAGGCGTTGGCAACGTCTGCGTCAATGCTGGCGGCCAACTGCGAGATACGGGGTTTCAGTACCCGGTCTGCAAAGTCGTCCATCTGCATGGTCAGTTCAGCGGAGGTGAAGTTCACGCCAATGTGCTTCTGGCTTGCCACGGTCAGGGTCGTAAACTGCTCGTTGTCGTCCTGAACTTGCAGGGCGGCACCGTCAGTAACCAAAGCGCGGTCAGGCAGGCGAATACGCAGGGTAGAACCGATCTTGGCACCGTTAACAGCAAAGCTGTCATCGTACTGGCGGTTCACGTTGCGGGTGATCACAAGGTTGTTCTCGAGAATTTCGAGAGCCTTCCGGGTGATCATGTCAATGGTAAGAATGCTATTAGCCACGATATTTCCTTGAAAAACAAATTAAAACTTACGCGCTTGTTGCGCTTTCACTTGCCTTGCTCTTTCGGCCTCAATCCACTGGCTGGTTGTCATGGTCTTGGTAGACCGTGGGTCAGTCGTGTCGTAAGACCCAGAACCCACCCCTCGGGCGGTGACTGGTGAAATCGGTTCAGGCGCACCAGAAGTGCGTTTTTGAACGGGGTTATCGGCTAACTTAGCCTCAAGCCGTCCAAGCTCTTTTGCCTGCAAAATAGGCGATAGTCGAGAAATACGATCTGCCTCTTTCGGATTTGAGCCAAGGTGATAAACCAAGTCAGGCCCAATATCCGACGATTGAATCGTCTGCGCCATCACGGTCGTAATCTTTAGGTTCGGGTTGTAGGCAACTTGTTCAAAGTCGCTGTACTTAGACCGAGCCGTTTCTTCACGCTCATGATAGTTATCAAGAATCTCAGCTTGCTGTTTCTGGATTTCCCGCTGCTCAATCAACTTATAAGCCTTGGCTTCTGCGTAAGCATCAACCGACTCAAACTGATCTTGCGGAGGTAAGTCCACTGCCACTGGTGGCGCAGGCTGTCGCTCTCGTTCCCACTTTCGCTGCTCTCTTGCGAGACGTTTTCCAATTGCGGCATCAAGTTCCTCTTGCGAGAATGTCTTGGGAGCCTCAACTTCCGGCGTTTCAACTACAGGTTCTGGTGTGGCCGCCGTGGCTTCCAGTTCCGGCGCGGGGGCTAACTCCGCTGATTGCTCTACTTCTGACATTTTGAATCCTGAGATTCCCTGGTTTACCGAGCCAGTACGGGGCTATTATGCCAAAAAATCATTCTGCTGCGCGAGCCTCAACTTCATATGGGTTATTTTGATACCCATAACGCAATAACCAGTAGCTGTACTTGAGCAAGTAGATCAGCTTGCCATCGCGCTGCATCTGCTCCAAATGCTTGCGTTCGTGTCGGATCAGGCCTTGGTGCATCTCGTAGCCGGGGGCAAGGTAGATGCTGCCCCAGAAGCTAGTCCAACCGTGGAAGCCGCAAAGGCGCATGTACCAAAGGATTAGGCCGGTGGCGGTGTGGGTCATGGGAAGTTGATTGCGTTAACAACCGTTGCCAAACCACCGTTTTGAACAATGGTGGCGTTACTGGTTTTTGACGCAACATTGGTCGCAATAAACCGATTTCCAACACCGAGACCATTGTTTATGTTGATCGTAAAGTTTGTTGTTGGCCGAAAATCCGTGACGTTTTCAAACAGGCCGTTACCTGTGTTGGCGTTGCTTGTATATAAAAATGAACTTGAACTTGCACCGTTACCCAAACGCACAGCGTTTTTTACTGCCCAACGAAGGGCCGGAACGTTGGTTCCGATAAAAGTAAAACCAGGGCCGTCATAGGTATAGCCATCAAGATTCCAGTCATTACCCCACAATTCGCAATGCGGATAAGACTGACTCAATCCATCAGGAACCTTTATCCGAATGTTTTTCCAGTTGGCGTTGTCGCCAATCAAAGTTGCAAGAATGGTTCTTGTTGCGTTTACGTAGGAGGTATTTAAATTTCGTGCGTTGATAAAAATGTTTTCAACTTGCTGGTAACCCCCATATCCGTTTTGTCCAATGCGAAGTAATTCCTCAGAAGCAGAACCTCCCGCATAGCTTGATGAATCAATTTCTACTTGAACATCTTGAATGTCGTTGTTGACGCCTCCAACAGAAAAAGACCCATTGCGGATGTAGACATTTTTAATTTTTACACCGCAAGTAACGTCAATAGCACCCGATATCTGAATACCCCTGCAATTGTTTCCGCTACCATAAATTTGAACATTCTCAATGACAATGTTTTCTTGCGTGGAAGGCAACGGCGATCCTTGCCCGATCCCGTAGCTAGACGCTTGGTTGATGTAAATATCGCGCAGCACCAGGCTGCTCAAAGGGGCATTTGCCGGATTGGAAAAGAAACCAACACCCGTTATGCAGTGAGAAATAAATATTCCTTGCACAAGAGTTTCCCGCTGCTGTGCATCAGGCCCAATTGACCACTGAACACCAGACTGCACCGGCTTGCTTACAGACGCATAGACTTTGATATTGTGTACCTTGGCGTTACTGGTCACATCAATTGGAACAATCATTCCGTACTGCATTCCATCTGCATACACCTCGCAGTCATGTGCAACAGAACCAGCGGCTCGAAACTTAAACGCGCGTTTTGAGACATTGCGAAAGATGCAGTCAGCAACGTGAACGTCAAGTCGTTCTGCCCCACCTGTATATCCGTAAGTGCGTATAGCGTCAGCATCGTTAAAGTCAGCTTGATTTCCAATGCTCAAAGCAGCCGCAAGAATGGTTTGGATATTGTCGAAAGTGCAACCCTCAACGATCCCTGATGTGGGTGTCGGCTGGGCCGCTGTCGGTTCGCTCAAATCTTCCGGTAAGAAGCAGATGCCGCCAATAAATCCAAGTCCAACAGTTGCCGCAGCGGTAGGTGTTCCATTCACACCGTCGTTGTACTTAATTAAATCTTTGAATAAGCAGTTGCTTACCAAGAAATTAGTGACTGCATACGGGTTGATCAGCAATGCGTAGGTTTGATTAAGAGGAGTTGATCCATTATTTACGCAGGTTAAATTTTTGAATGTGCAGTTTAAGAACCGAGGGCGAGTTACCCCGGCATCAACGTAGACCAAAGCAGATCGAGGCTGCTTGCTGTTGCCATCAAAAATGACGTTCTCAAAAGCAACATTTGCCGCCGTGACGTTAGCCAATCGATCTGTGATCGGGCCATCAAATTTCAGCGTGCCGTTTTTGATCGTCATACCCGCTACAGAAAAAATCAGCTTTGCTGTGACACGGTAAGTTTTGCCGACTAAATCAAGAAACATTGGCGCGGCATTTATCGCCAACTGAATAGCAGCCGTGTCATCAGCAACGCCGTTCCCCACTGCATTAAAATCCCTGACACTCACAGATTCCCGCAACTTGGTCTGAACGGTAGTTGCCACGGCTCCGGTGCCTGCCTGCAAGAACCCAACCAAGTTAGACCCACCAGATGCTGCCAATTGCGCCAAGGTAGCAAACCCACCAATGTTGTCTACCGTCCAGATAAGCACATCAGTGGCGCTGTACAAGGCCATCTTGTACAAGGCCGTGCCAAGCCACACAGAAGCCTCGCCACGGCTGTCTAGGATAACGGGGTTAGCATTGGCAGTCCCACCGCCGTAATCGGTGTATGAGGCTTGTGGCGTAGTTGTACCGGCAACGTAGGTGTACAGTTTGCCGCCTACCAACGGCGCACCGTTAGCGTCCAAAAATTGAAGTTTGGGTGGCGTGGCAAGTGCGGTCATGATTTACCCTTAAACGCTGAGAGCAGCAACTTTGTCTTGGAATGCCTTGACGCGAGAATCAAGAACCGCACGGTCGGCATCTAGCTGGGCAGAACGCTCCTCAAGTTTGTCTTTGAGCGCAGCCTGGGAGACTTCATTGCTAGAAGCCCGGCGTTCACGTTCAGCAACGGCATCAGCTTTAGCTTGCAAAGCCACTTCCATGTCAGCACAACGGGCGGCAAATGCTTTTTCTTGAGCATCCAACTCTTTGCC